AATGAGGTTGTTATATTAGGCTTTGATTTAGGGCGTGGTAATACCCAGAGTTGTGGTTGTTTAAAGAAGAAGCGTTTTACTGAAGCAATGCAGCATGTAAGGAGGTGGAACACCCTTCCTAATGGGCAAGCGGCATTGAATAGTCTTTATAAAAATTACCAACGCGCTGCAAAAAGAAGAGGTTTAGAGTTTGCATTAACCAAAGAAGCGTTTAAGAAGTTAACAAAACAAAACTGTTATTACTGTGGCGCCCCGCCTGCCCAAACAGAACAACGTTCGGATCTCAATGGCTCTTATGTTTATAATGGTCTTGATAGGAAAGATCCTTCTAAAGGCTATACTTTTGAAAACGTAGTACCTTGTTGTGGCATTTGCAACATTGCAAAACAAAGGATGGGTGTTTCTGAGTTTATAGAGTGGATTGGACGGGTTTATAATCATTCAGTTGTAAATAACAAAAGAGAAGGTGTTGGTAAACTATGACTAAAATCCTAACATTTGAGGAGATTCTGGCCGCTAAGGACCTGGATACGAAAGAAATATTTGTCTCGGAATGGAACGGTAAGGTAAAAATTAAAGAACTCACCAAGGCTGCCCGCGAGCGGCTTTCTAAGCAGGCTATGGTTAACAGCCAAGTTGACAGCGATAAACTGCAAATCTTGATGCTAGCAGAGTGTCTGGAAGAACCTAAAATCACGGTGGAGCAGGCACAACAGCTTTGGGAGAAGTCCGCAGCAGCGGTGGACAAAATCCTGTTCGCTATTCTTGATATAAACGGCCTCAGCGAATTAGCGCAGAAAGAGATCCAAAAATCCTTTCGTGCTGGGGATGAAAGCTCCTAAACAGTATCCTGAGCAGGCAGAAAAAGTATTCACTTTTCGCCTTGCCAGAGATTTGGGGATGTCAGTAAAAGAACTACAGGAATACATGACAGTCCGGGAATTCTCTGAGTGGATGGCGTTCTATTGGGCAGAAGCAAAGGAGCAAGAGGCCGCCCAGAAGAAAGAAGCAGCCAAAATGAAGGCTGCTTCTAGGCGGAGACATTAGGCTGCTGCTCTTTTTTTGTTTTTTTTGTTTATCTGCCAAGATTTCATACAGTCCTGGCAGACCAAGACATTTTTCCCTAATGGCGCAAGAATGAAAAATAGGAGAGAGCATGGCAACAATATTAAACCGAGAGGCAGGAAGATAAACAGCAAAATAGTTCCTATAAAACCCACTGCAAAGCCAAATGCAATAAAAGTTGCTACTCCTTGTCGCTGAACCCTGTTTGAGCCACACCGAGGACAAGGCTCCCAATTATCCCGAGACATAATAATCACTCCTTTCTACTTTTAGTATAGACTTCTACTTTTAGTATACATTATTTTGGCAGTTTCGTATCTAAATTTTGGCTATTTATTTAAGGTCTTTTAGGCTGGTGATGTAAATGCTCGAAATAAGTGCAATATTTGTCCGCATTGGCGCAAGAATAGATGAATTTGAAACTGGAATGCGCAAAGTGCAGGATAGGCTAAAACAAGCAGAACAGCGGTTTGAAGGCATGCGAGCAGTAGGACAAAGATTTACAGCAGTAGGCGCAAAAATGGCTGCTACTGGTGCAGCTGTGGGCGCTGGTATAGGCTTAGCTGTGAAAACAGCGGCAAATTTTGAAAGTGCCATGAGCCGGGTTAAAGCCTTATCAGGCGCAACAGGAGACGAATTTGCCAGGCTAAGGCAAACAGCAGAACAGCTAGGGACGACTACAGCTTTTTCCGCTTCACAGGCAGCAGAGGGTATAGTTGCATGCCCTCTTTAAACCGGGCAAAATCGGTAAAAGCTAAGGCCATAACATAGTTTCATAAGGTAACTTTCTATGGTATAATTGGACATGGGGATAGGTCAGGAAGTCGCGAACCTGATCAGAAGTAAGAGAAGCACCATCTTTATAGATGGTGTTTTTGTTATGGCTATGCTAACACCGAGGTAACTGGGAACACCACCCAGCACCGTAGAGCGTAGGCAGTAAGCGTTAAGGGAGCAATAATCCGCCCACGAGTGTCTGGCAACCCAGATGGGTTGAAAATGTACGCCGAACTTGCGGGAAACCGCAAGAAGTAGAGGATAAAAAGCCTCTACGATAACATTTTTTGATGCAGTTCCTAGCGATGGCTGGATATGAAACGAATGAAATTATAGCTGCTATGCCCGGCCTGCTAAATGCTGCTGCGGCAGGGCAAACCGATTTAGCCGCAACTGCAGATATAACATCGAACATCCTTTCCGGTTTTGGGCTGGCTGCCAGCGAAACAAATAGGGTTGCTGACGTGTTAACTAAAACATTTACCCGCAGCAATACTACTCTTGAAATGCTCGGCTATACAATGAAATACGTTGCACCACTTGCCAGAGGCGCGGGCATGTCCCTGGAAGAAATCGCTGCTGCTGCAGGAATTCTAGGTAATGCAGGTATTCAGGCTGAACAGGCTGGTACAGTACTGCGCAGTATGATTATAAGACTGCTTGACCCGCCGAAAGAAGCAGCAACAGCACTGGATCTGCTGAGCGTGAAAGTAACGAACGCAAGCGGGAAGATGTTGCCCTTTGCAAACATCATCGCACAGGTTAAGAAGGCAACAGAGGGGATGACGAAGGCAGAAAAAACAGCAATAGCAGCACAGATAAGCGGAACAGAAGCTGCAGCAGGTTTCTTAGCGTTGCTTGATGCTGGTCCTGATGTTTTACAGAACTTTACGAGCGAGCTTGAAAATGCTGGAGGCACGGCAGACAGGATAGCTAAGGAACAGCTGGATAACCTGAACGGTCAGTTAACAATACTCAAGAGCGGCATTGAAGGCATGGCTATTTCTATCGGTACAACATTAACACCGTATATTTCTAAGCTGGCTGGATTAGTACAGGGGCTAGTTGATAGATTTAATAATTTACCTGATCCGCTCAAGCAGGGTATAGCTATTTTTGCTGCCTTGGCTGCTGTTGTTACCCTTGTTGGCGGCGGCATGCTTATATTTGCCGGCATGGTAATGCAAGGAGTGGCAGCAGTAGGAACGATGGTAACGGCTATCGGGGGCTTATCTGGAGTTTTAGCTTTTCTAACCGGCCCAGTCGGCATTGCCGTTGCTACAATAGTAGGGCTGATAACCGCTGGAACGCTGCTGTACAAAAACTGGGGCAAAATCAGAGCTAGAGCAACGGAATTATGGATGCATATAGTTGATGCTTGGAAAAAGCTACAACAATTTACCCAAAAGGTTTGGAAAACTATAAAAAATGTTGTTGTTGGCGCATTCAAATGGATGTATGATCACAACTATTATTTCCAAAACATGGTTGACCTCATAACCAATGCCTGGAACAATATTCGTACAATAACTGAGACAGTCTGGAATGCCGTTTCTGTTTTCCTGACAAATCTTTGGACGCGCATTAGAAACACAGCCCAAAGCATGTGGAACAGTATATATGTCGTGATAAAAAGTATAACTAACAGAATCAAGGATCTATTTTCCGGGCTTGTGTCGTCTGCCTATAACTGGGGCAAAAATCTTCTAGGTGAATTTATCAGTGGCATAAAATCAATGATTAGCCGGCTATGGGATACTTTAAGCAATATAGGAGAAACAGTGGCAGGATTTCTAGGCTTCCACTCTCCTACCAGATATGGTCCCGGACGTGAGGCGGATAAATGGGCACCTAATTTTATTGAAATGTATGTAAAGGGATTAGAAAGCAATCTGCCTAAGCTTCAGTCTAGCATTGAAAAACTAGGAAGCATTATGGCAGTTAATTTTGCAACAATACCTACACCTGTCACCGTGTCCACTAGTGGAGGCGGAGGAGGAACAACAATAAACAATTATTCTTTTCATATCACAGTCTCCGGCAGTACAACAAGCGAGCAAGCGGAGGATCTGATTAGGGAATTGGCTAGGAGAGGTGTTAAATTTTAATGACCCGACAAATAACAATAGCAGGAACAGACAGAACAGAATATATACTCCTGGAAGGATTTAGGGTTGAGCAGGTGCTCACACAGGCTGTGGACACTTGCAATTTTCGTATTCGAGACATCCAGCTAACTGAGGGGCAAGAAATAGTTGTCTATGATGACGCTACAAAGCTTTTTGCTGGCGTAATCGATCGAGTTAAGCTAATTGACACCGACAGGGACGGGTATAAGATATACGAGTGCTCCTGCCAGGACTACACCTACATGCTTGACCGCAAGCTTGTTGTCGAAACCTATGAAAACAAATCCGCCGACTGGATTGTGAAAGACATAATAGCAAAATACGGCGGTGGGGTGTTCACGACAAACAACGTCAAGTCCGGTGCGCCGACTGTTGAATATATAGCGTTTGATTATCGTTTGGTCAGTGAATGTTTTAAGGAATTAGCTGACTATGTGGCATGGGATTTTTTCGTAGACTACGACAAGGATATTTGGTTTTTCAATCCCGCTGACGAAGCCAGTCCTGCGTCTATGATGCTGGAAGCAGGGGCGAATTTCCGCAAGCTCCGGCACGACATAGATACCCAGGGTCTCCGCAACCGCGTTTACGTCCGCGGTGGGACAATGCTGTCCGACCCGTGGACGTATGAGATCAAAGCTGACGGCGCAGCCCACGCATGGGTATTGCCGCATAAGCCGCACGATTTGAGCATGACCGTGGGGGAAACCCCTGTGACGGTAGGAATTGAAAACGTCCATGACGAAGCGGACTACGACTATATGATGAACTTCCAGGAGAAATATGTGCGGTGTTCCACCCAGACGACCACCCCAGCACAGGGGGCGACGCTGGCCTTTACCTACAAATATGGCATTGACGTAATAACGATGGTTGAAGACATTGCCTCCCAGCAAGCCATTGCAGCCGTACAGGGTGGCGATGGCGTCTATGAACATGTCATAGTGGATGACAGTCTCACCACCATTGACGCTGCCGAAGCCGCTGGGAATGCTGACCTGAGAGAGCACGCCAACCCTAGGGTGCGGGGGAGTTTCGAGACTGAGATGGGAGGCTGGCAGACGGGGCAGCTGCTGACAATAGACCTACCCAGCCGCGGCATAACAGGGACTTTTTTAGTACAGAAGGTGGGCATAACGCCGCTGACCGGCACTGCCTGGACATATAAAATAGAGTATGGCGGCAGGCTGTTGGGCATAGCAGACTATCTGCAGGCACTTTGGAAGGCGCAGCAGAAGAAGAAACTAAATGAAACAACGGTTTTACACAAGTTTACCTACAGCCAGGAGACAGTACAAATAGCGGATGAGTTTGAGACCACACCTAGGGAACCACCCTGGTACTGCGGGGAGGCGGATGCAGTGTGTGGCTTTGTGGAGTGTGCTGGGTTCTTCCAGGTCTGCGCGGCTGATGGTATAGGGATCAAGACCGGGTACGAAGGCCCGGCATTTTAAGCAAGGAGGGGATAAAATGGCGGCTGGGACACAGTACAACAAACATTTAAATTATGACCAGGCTTACGTCAAGACACCGGCAGTTTATGACAGCAACCTCGACGAGTGGGTGATGTTGGCCGGTAACTATGTGAAAACAGCAGGCGGTTTATGGGTGCCGCAGAAAGGAAGTGACGATGGCGAGGCGCTTGTTCAACTAACGGGCAGAATAGTAACGATTGCAAATTCGGAGGCTATTACTGACACGAGTGCTCATTACTATGATTTAATTACGAAAGGGGGTATGTTGGAAACAGAAGTACGGCAGTATCGAAATTTTAAGATATCTTTGGATAATTCACATAATCAAACTGGAGATATAACTATAGGGTTGGCGGTGAGTAGTTATAACATTGCTAGCTTCTCATCTAACGGTATAGTATATCAAGAAGATGCCGTACTCTCAACTCCAAACGGCAGATTACTTTTCACAGGTAAAGCCGGGGGCACAGGTACAGCTTCAACTGTAAAAGTAGTACCTTGTCTAGAAAACACTGTGATATCAGATATTTTTGTAGTTGTACAATTTGATATAGCTCCAACATCCGGTTCGGTACGAATTAAAGTAGAAATGAATTAGGAGGGATATAAATGCCAATTGAAACGCGAGATGCTGTTAATTGGGCATTAACGCAACAATATGAAATAGATCCAGGCGTTTTCGTTCCAGTCTCAGTAGATATTCCAGCATCAATTGTAGACAAAGTTAGAGAGTATTTTAATGATAACAGCATTGACTATAATAATTTTTCATATGACGATTTAGTGCCTTTTTTTTAACTAACGGGCAAATGATAGTTAAATAAGGCCGGGGCTTTCCCCGGCCTCTCTCTTTGGTGGTGATGAAATGGAACATAATGAAAAAATTGGCATGTTTGCTGAATGGCTTTTTCACTTTGATGACATCATCACGGACCAGCGCTGGACACTCGGCCCGTTTCGCAACAAAGTCGTCCAAAGTGGCCTAGAAAACATGGACGCTCTTCTTATTGGTGAAGTGCCTTCTGAAACAGCAGCTATGCACTGTGTCATCGGGTCAAATTCGACGGCTGCTCAATCAGATGACAACGTAAGCGACATGGGCGAGACTCACCGCAAGGCAATAACGTCCAAATCCCGCCAGGGCGCCATGGCCCGGCTACGAACATTCTTTCAGACAACCGAGGCCAACGGAGACCACCAGTGTGTGGGCATAGTGGCCCGTTCAACCGACCAAGCCGGAAGCGGGGTATTGCTTAACCGCTTAGTGCAGCCATTCTCAAAGATGGATAATGTGGTTCTGACTATTGAAGTCCGGATGACCTTCCAGGGGGTGAGTTGATGCCGTTATATGCATTTAAGAACCATGTAACACCTTTGGCAGAAAACATATTGAACTCTTTGCTTTCACTCCAGGACTTCGTCTTGATTTATACTGGTTCCCAAATAGACTCCAAAACCGGTTCAGGTGTAACAGAAAACAGCATAGCTAACTACACCTACGCCGCAAGGTTCACACTTACGGGTGTAACGGAAATAAGCAGGGTAGAGCTGGAACTGGACAAAGACGGTGACGGTGCTGATCTTGTTGTGCAAATAAGGGACAGCGACTTCAATCCCGATGGTAGCAATGACGGCACTGTACTAAAGCAAGTGGTAGTCCCGAAGGAATTTATTCCTGCTTCCGCTGCATACTGGAGCATCCCCATAGATCTGACTGGGCTGACGGCAGGGAACTATTACTGGCTTGTCGTGGTCAAGGCGGGCGACGCAACCAACAAAGTTGACTGGATCGGTGAAGCGGACCAGGATGCTAGCTATCCTGTTTACTACCGCGCTGGTGATACGGGCGCGTGGACGGCAGGGAATGCCCTACATTTCAAAGTTTATTCCGGCGAATCAGGCGATCTCATCCACGGCATATACGGCGTGAATGGCTATACGACCGTTGAATACAGTGGGGAAATAGTATCAAAAGTCTACCGCTACCTGCCGCCGAGTGACACTACAGCAGGAGGAATACGGGACGTAATTACTTACACCTGGGACGGCGAGTACCTGAAGAAAGGGGTGATATCGTGAGCTTCGGAATGATGGAAGTTGTGCTGTCATTTTTGCGGAGGCAAGTAGGGCTCAGAACGGATAGTGCGAACGCAAGCGGGAGTTTACACGCGAAGGTAGAAAATATAAATGACAATACGATCCCTAACCAGGTAGCAACACGACAAGGTCCACGAGGGCCTGTTTCAGAGAAAGGGTCATTTTCAAGCTTGAACGGAGATGTTTGGGAAACTGCATTAGACATAACCGGGCGCGGTTGTTTGATTGGTTTGGGCGCGTATGCATCCACGACTACTAGTGGAACAACGGTTACTGTAAAAGTGACGGTAGATGGATATACATTTCAGTTTAACACACCGACCGCAACATCGGGGTATTTCTATCCGGCTCCAGCCTGGATATATACGTCTGTTTCTGCTTTGGATACAGTAGCGAACGGCGGTAGGTCCGATATGTTCAGTATCGGATTTAAATCATCACTGAAGATTGAGATTCATTACAACAATGCAGCGGAGCATGCTGTTTATTGGGCATATGTGAAGGAGTGATAGCATCATGTACTATAAGGTGCCGATAGTTAGTGGTGTTTTAGACATTGACTATGAATTGTTGATTGAAGCGCACACTTTATCACTGACTGAAGCAGTTGTGAGACTTGCAGAAAGAGCGAAAAAACGGGAAACCTGGACAGAAATCACTGAAGTTGAGTATTTAGCTGCTTTTAGTGCTGGTAAGTTGGTAACAGATAAATTTATCATCAAATCCGACAGCCTTGACACCGCAACCATTATTGCTAAAGTTCACCCAGGCCTAACCGAAATCACCTTTTACCACACCGACACTAACGAACCCATCGCTACAGTTGAGGTTGACCCCGAAAACTACACAGCAACTTTACAGGTGACAACTACATCGCCAGGAGCAATCCGCATTAGGGCAGGGAGGCCAACGATGACCCGGCTGAATGAGGTGGAGGTGATAGCAAAATGAGGTCCAAACAGGTTATGGATGTGAGTAGGCACATAAAGAAAGTGGTGTTGGAACCGAAACCAAAAGAACCCACACCACAGGATATTCAGCAAAAAATCCTGGATGAATTACAGCAGATTAACCAGCGCCTGGCCACGCTAGAAGATGCTTTGAAGCTGTTGGGAGGTGGCTTTAATCATATCTGAAAGGAGGATGCAGGTTGGATATGGCTGAACGCATAGCCGCCGTAGAGGTAACGCAGGCGAGGATAGAGGAAAGAATAGCAGATTTAGAGGATTATCGCAAAAAAACAAATGGGAGTTTGCAACGGTTGGAAGCAAAAATGGATCGTATACAGCAATGGCTTATAGGTCTTCTAGGGGGCATTATTGCGTCTCTCATCCTGCTACTAATCAATATGAATATGGGGAGGTAAAAAACAATGGACTGGGAAGAGCTTGTCAACACCAAGATGAAAGACTGGCATATAAAGCCCTCTTCTCCAGACGAAAGGGACTGGCCGCTTAAAACGATAGTTGAACCTCCTGTAGAAATACCGGAAGCAGCCACTTTGGAGCACTACTTTCCTTTTGTGATGGATCAGGGAAAGAACCCTTACTGCGGCGGGTACGCAGGGGCAGGAATAGCTAATTCTTATTTTCGGGCTATGAGCCAGCTACCTCCAGGCGGCTTTAGCCCGGCCTGGTTATATTGGCAAGCAAAGGAGATTGACGGCCTGCCAGGGCAGGATGGAACCACCTTGCGAGCGGTACTGCAAGTCATGTGCAAGGTAGGCATGTGTCCTGAAGCCTTATGCCCTACCGTGCCGGGAAATGCGAAGCCTGAGTTTACGGATGCCATGTACAGGGAGGCCGAAAAATACAAGATTAAGGCGTACGCGCGTTTGAATGTTGGTGCTTTAGACGAAATACAGCAAGCCATAGCTTCCGGTAAAATGGTCATGGTAGGCACCGTAGTTACCTGGACGAACTGGGCCGACGGGTGGATAGTCCAGCCGGAAGGCATTATGGCTGGCGGCCACGCTACTTTGCAGCTAGCTTATGACAAAAATATGAAGCACCAAGAAAAAGGTCAGGACTTTACTAACTTCATCGTAGGAGTTAACAGTTGGGGGAAAACCTGGGGTTTCGACGGCTTCTACCGCATGTGCGAACATTATGCTAAATACAGGTTTGATGACCTGGGCGGGATGCCGGCGCTTATGGAAGCATGGGCTGTGGAGTTTGAAAAAACCCTGACACCTAAAATCCCTCCTACCAAGAGGAAATTCGACGTACCGCCGGTTTTGCTGAACGGGCGTACTATGGTGGAGTTAAGGAGCCTAGCTAACCTTGCCGGAGTGAAAGAAATAGGGTGGGACAAGCATACCCACAAAGTTATCTTAAAATACCCCGATGAAATTGTAACCCTGCACATTGGGGAAAAGGAATACGAGGTTAAAAAATTGTAAAGGAGGGGGGGAGGTGAAAAATGACCGTAGAAAATGCTGCTAACGCGGTAAACCTTGTGGGCATGGCCCGGCGCAACTATTCAGACATACGCTACATTGTCTTGCATCATTCAGGAACCCCAAATGGGAATGTAGCCATTTTCCGCGATTACCATATCCATCACAATGGTTGGAGGGATGTAGGTTATCATTACGTTATAACCAACGGCAACGGCGGCAATGATGGGGAAGTCCAGGAGGGTCGCCACCTGCTTTTTACAGGTGCCCACGCGCCGGGGAGGAATAAAGACAGCGTGGGTGTCTGTCTAGTTGGTGATTTTTTGCAGGGCAAACCAACAAGTGCCCAAATGTCTGCACTCTATAGACTAATTGAGGAGCTAATGCAAAAATATCCCATTGTTCCGGACCGGATACTCGCTCATAAGGAAGTTAGGCCAACTGACTGTCCAGGAAACCTGGATGTAGGGGCAATCCGGGCTGCATTATCCCAAAAATCCTCGCCGAAAATCCGTATAGGTAGTATTGAATTAGACGGTATTGTGGTAGAGGGCAGGGTATACGCGCCAGTAAGAGCGCTGGTCGACGCACTTAACTGCCATGTTGACTGGGATGAAGCCACCAGAACCGTTCATATTACTCAAGGAGGAAGATAATTAAATGGACTTTCATAAACTTCTTGTCGTGGCTGCTGTACTGGAGGCCCTCTGGGAGACATGTAAGATGTTCTGGCAAGAAGGAAAAATTTCAATAGATCGCATTGGTGCTGTTGTAATCGGCATTTTTTTATGCGTAGCTGCAGGAGTTGACTTTTTTAATACGGTAGGTGTGCCCCTGGCTGTCCCTTATGCCGGCATGGTCCTATCAGGCTTGTTAGTTAGTCGGGGAGCTAATTTCCTGCATGATTTTTTGGGAACAGTAGAGGGGGTAAAAAATGGAAGAAAACAAAACCGTTAAAATCCGGTGGAAAGTACCCAAAGATATTTATTACCCCGGTGAGGTTACCGAGGTTGCCCGGAGCTTTGCCCAGTTCGCGGTCCACCACGGCTACGCAGAATTCACGGAGCCCCTGTGTCCGGAATGTCTTAGCCATCTGGTGGCTGACTCTGGATGCCGGACCTGCTTGTCGTGCGGGTGGTCAAAGTGTGGGTGAAAAGATAGGGTTTATATACAATGCTACCCAACAGCTATTAACAAGCCTAATGAAAATTATGGTATAATACTACCCAAAAAGATGATTTTTGGAGATGATTCAATGGCTAGAAAGAGTGTAACAAAAGGGTTTTGGAGCCTTACACAATTTTTGTCGAGATGGAGGCATTTAAAGCGGTTATCATCGGCCTGGCCCTGGGCCTGTCGGCCGCCGAGTTGTACAGCACGCAGAAAAACGTAAGGGAGTAACACTCCCCTTTTTTTTGATTGCGTAAGCAGAATTACCGAAAGGAGACGAAAGCACTTTGAAAATCAAGACCAGCCTATTCATCGATGCCGGCATTTGGCGCGAAATTAAAAAGGCTGCAGTAGACTGCGGCAAGACTGTCGGCGACTTTGTAGTGATGCTTTTCATTCGATGGAAGGAGGGGCAACGTGGTAACCGCGACACAGCTAATTAGGCAAGCAGCACTAAAGGTCGGCAGCATCGAAATTAAACCGGGTAAAGTGATTACCTACGCCGACCTGCCATTACAGGCTGTAGAAGATGAAACCTGCTGGCTGTGCGGTGGGGAGACGGACGGCAAAGGTATACCGACCAAAAAAGGCATCAAAGATACGTTTACCGACCACCCCTGGGCTAGGGGGCAGGGGAGTAAATCCCTTTGCTCAGGCTGTGCCTTCTGCTTGAATAACCGGTCTTTACGTAACTATAGCATTTTAGCAACCGCTGGCGAACTGTGTCACCCGTCCCGAGCCGACTGGCGGGAGATACTGCTTGATCCTCCGGAGCCGCCCTTTGTGGCCTGCCTTGCAGTATCAGGGCAAAAGCATCTTTCGTTTAAGGCGCCGATAAATCTGAGCCGAGAAACATTTACCATTGCCTTGGAGGAACAAATGGTCGAAGTAGCTCCGACTAAGCTGGCGGTCTGTCTGGAAGCTGTCGAGAACCTGTATGCGTACTTTACGAAGGACGAGATTATGACAGGGCGCTATCGCCAGCACCGCATCCAGGAGTGCGGCCTGGCCAGATGGCAGGAGCTAGAAACTGCCGTAGAATCCTGGCGCGGCACGAGGTTATTCGAACTTGCCCTTTTTGTAGCGCAGAAGAAAGAAAAGCCCGCGCTCATACGCAAGGAGGTGTACCAAAATGTCCCGATACAAGCCGCTGTCACCGGAGCAAAAACAACAAATCCGGGACCTTCACAGCCTAGGTTTGAATGGGAATGAGATTGCAAGCAGGCTGGGTATCGGCAAGACGACAGTCTATAAATATCTGCCTAATCAAGGAAAAATTTTGCGGCGTTGGACTGAAGGTGAACAACAAAAAATGATCGATTGGTTGGCCCGAGGATGGAGCAAAAAAAAGATTGCTGCAAAATTAGGGCGTAGCCCCACCGCAGTAGGGATAGCTATGTGTCGTTACCGCAAGCAGATCCGGGCCGACCCACAAAAGAGGAGGGTGCTGTATTTGCTAAAAACAGGCCTGGAGGCCGGAGCAAAGCCAAGGCAAGTAATTACTGCTATAAGGCAGGCAAAAATCTTATAGGGAGGGCATATGATGTATTACAACTTTGACACCAACGACTTTAATGCCGCAACTGCAGCACTTTTAGTTTACGCGATCTACCGCAGCCGGGATATAAGTCAAGAGCGTAGCCAAACGCGCAGAAGACCTGGGCGAGTTTATTGAGAAATTGAAGCCGAAGCTGGCCTGCGCCAGCATTAAGCCAAAATGGGCTAAAACGCTACCTGATGACGTTATAACGATGAAGGTTAACCCCGAAACTGGCGAATTGATGCAGGTGCAGGACCAGGGCCGGCGGCAGTTTCTGACCGACGTCCTGGAACAGGTGGACCACCGGGCGGTATTGGATATCCTGTATAAAAAAGCTGCCCTGGTCATCCTGCTGGTGCGGGACCGACTAGAGCGCGAAAAACCAATTGAGGCCAGGTTCGAAGCAGAGGATGAGACCGATACACTTTGATCAGGCTGGCAAGAAAAATTAATAGTTACCATTAAAAATTTATTATTAGAGGAGGAAATACAATGGAAATGCAGACTATTCGTTTAGATGGGCAAATTACACTTTTAAGCCCGTTAAGCCACATTGGAGAAAGTTTAGGAATCGATAGTTATTTGTCAGAAGATATAATTATTGGGCCAGACGGCCAACCTGCCTCTGTATTTTTGTACAGCGGCAATTCCTTCCGGGGCATATTGCGCGACTGCGCCGCCAAATACCTACTAGACCGCCTGGGAGGCGTGGCGGTGCCCCTGGAGACGTTCCACCTGCTGTTTTCCGGC